CTATTGGATCTCAAGGAGCTATAGGAAGTCAAGGCGCAATAGGATCTCAAGGAGCAATAGGTGCACAAGGTGCTATTGGATCTCAGGGTTTACAAGGAACCCAAGGACTTCAGGGAACAACAGGTGTTCAAGGAGCGATAGGTTCGCAAGGAGCCATAGGAAGTCAAGGTACTATCGGATCGCAGGGTGTGATAGGATCTCAAGGAGCTATTGGATCTCAAGGAACTATTGGATCTCAAGGAGCAATAGGTTCACAAGGAACACAAGGCACCCAAGGAAAGATGGGATTGCTTAACGACGCTTCATATAATATTTTATATAATTGGAATGTAAGTCAAGATGCTTCTATTATCAGAATCGATGCATCTTTAAATAATACTGTTAGTGGATATGATTATTTTGTTGCTAGTGCATCAATAGGATCAGCAGCATCACATACTGTTTATTGGAGTAATGGTTATCTTGAAGGAAGTACAGGTTTACAAGGAACACAAGGAACAATCGGTAGTCAAGGGGTTCAAGGAGCGATAGGTTCTCAAGGAACCCAAGGAACTCTTGGTGCCCAAGGATCGATAGGTAGCCAAGGAACTCAAGGAACATTAGGAAGTCAAGGTACTCAAGGAACTCTTGGCGCCCAAGGATCGATAGGTAGCCAAGGAACCCAGGGAACTTTGGGCTCTCAAGGAACTCAAGGAACATTAGGTTCTCAGGGTGCTATTGGATCACAAGGAACATTAGGTTCCCAAGGCGCCATTGGTAGCCAAGGAGCCATAGGATCACAAGGAGCTATTGGTAGCCAAGGAACTCAAGGAACATTGGGATCTCAAGGAACTTTAGGATCACAGGGATCTATAGGAAGCCAAGGAGCCTTAGGATCACAAGGATCTATAGGATCACAAGGAACCCAGGGAACTTTAGGAGCTCAGGGTGCTATCGGATCGCAAGGTACTCAAGGAACGTTAGGAAGTCAGGGTACTCAAGGAACACAAGGTGTTCAAGGAACTAGTGCAGACGGAACAACATATCTTATGAATTTACTTGATGTTTCACAAGGAGCAGATGTTTCATCAGGATATGTGCTTGTTTACGATCCATCCGCTAATGATCCAAGTATATGGCGGGCTGTTAAACCATTAAATGCATTGGATTATTTTATTCCAAACTCATCGGTAGGAACAGCAGCAGCCCACACAGTTTATTTCTCTAATGGTTATCTTGAAGGAAGCACTGGATTACAGGGAACAACAGGATCTCAAGGTGCTCAAGGAACTGTCGGTACGCAAGGAGCAATCGGTAGTCAAGGAACCCAAGGAACTTTAGGCTCACAAGGAACCCAAGGAACTTTAGGCTCACAAGGAACTCAGGGGACTTTAGGCTCACAAGGATCTGTCGGTAGTCAAGGAACACAAGGAACTTTAGGCTCGCAAGGAACTCAAGGCACACAAGGTATTGCAGGAGCTGGAAATCCAGCATCTGCTGCTTGGGGGTCAGGAGCAGTTGGGTCGAATAATCAAGTTTTAACTGCTATGGGTGATGGCTCAATTTATGCAGAACCTAATTTAACATTTGATGCTTCTAAATTAACGATTGTCGGTGATGTAAGCATTTCTGGACAAGTTTATATGACTGCTGGCAAAAGAATATATTTCGGAGCTAGTTCTATAAGAGATAATGCAGGAAAATTAACACTAAGCGGAAGCTCCAGCGGAATATTGCTAGCCGCTCCTGGAAATATTAAATTTGACGCATTTTCTGGATATAATTTGTTTCAACAAACAGTTATTGTTACTACAGATATATCAGTTAATCAATTTGGAAGATTCGGAAATAACATATATGTCGGTGGCAATATTTATAATGCAGGAATGGATGCTTCTGTTAAAGATAATGTAGTTTATTATGATACAGCATCTAAACAATTAACATATGGTGCGGCACCAACAGGAGATTCATTATGGGACGTAAGTACAGATACAACATCTGTTTATCTAGTAGACCCATCTGATAATTTACAACTATCATCTATTGAACTTAAAGAGAATGGCGGAAATCTATTATTTGTGAATATGCCAATTTCCAATGTTTCAACAGGAAGTTCACAAAGTTATGACATGCAAATAGATGGATCTTCTGCTCTTAAAATTTACGGAATGGGCGCAACCAGTGCTTTAAAAGAAACTGCAGTGGTTGTAAACGCTCAATATTTTGCAATTGGAGATCCATGTACAAATGGATCATGGAGAATGAGAATTGATGCATCTGGAAACTTTAGTGTGGAAAAATTAGTTGCCGGAGCTTGGGTAGTAAAAGAAACTTACACATAATTTATGAGACAGATATTAAAATTAACTGGATCAGCAATAGGACCAAAATTAAATCTTATTGCATCAGGTCAAGAAGAAGGAATAACTTTTGATTTAAGTGTTATTCGTAATCAACAAATGAATAATGCTATAGGAGATTCAGGATCTATAGATTTGTCTGTAAATTCTTTATCAGGATCTGGGGCGTTAACTCTATCTGTAGCTAATCTTCCTTATTATTCTGGATTTCATAAAGAACCCAGTTCATGGGTTGTTGTGCCTACAACAGGGGGGTACACTCAATATCCAACATTTTGTCATAACATTGATGATGTAGCGAAAACAATTACACTTAAAGATAATTCAATTCGTTTTCCAGTTGGAACAAAAATCGCTCTTTATAATCCATTTCTTAATTATAGATTTTCTGGAACTCAAACAAGTTCTGCATCAATTGATACGGGGGATTTATCAGGATGGGGAGACAAATATTGCGGAGGAGGACCTTTATTTAAAGTTGGTTCTACATATAAGTGGTTATTCTATGCCTTAACTACTGGCACCCCATCTAATTATAATCAAATTGGATTGGCAACATCTACTGATGGCCAAACTTGGACTGTTCAAAATAGTGGGGGTGTTTGGATTAGCAGAACACAAGCAGACTGTTCAAGTTTAATTCCTACTGGTAATATAGGTCAAGTAGATGGAAGTTATTATTGTTTAGTATCTTGTACTAATAAAACTACTGGATTAGGAGAGGTAAAGATAATGTATTTTAATAGTGATGTATCTGCAATATCTTTTAGTTCTGCATTAAAAACAAATGCTGCTTCCGGTAGTATCGTTAAAGTAGGTAATAATTATCATATGCTTTATGTTGATATTTCCACAGGAATTTCATATAGAAGTATTATGGCAGCTAAATCAACAAATCTTGAAGGACCATATACAGATTATCAAAACATTGCTTATGCCGCGTCATGCCCTACTGGAGCATGCTGGGGGTCGGCGTGTGATAGTCCAAACATTTATAAAGTTGGTAATAAAGTATTCGGGGTGTTTGGTGCCCAAGGTGCTTCAGGAGTCTATTCTCATGGTTTAGGAAATGTTAATAGACAACATGTATTATTAGATTTTAATCCTATTACTGAAACCTGGTCAATTAGTCCAAAGGGTGCAGTTTTAATAAATCCATTGGATTGGGGAAATACAGGTTCTAGTAATTATTCTTGGGCTACTGATCATGATGGTCAAGGACAAAATCTATTTATAGATGGTAATACAGCATTTTTCAGCAATACATTTAATGCAGGAACTGATACATATGCTGCAACAATGACTATTTTACAAAATTTCAAACCAGTTTTAAGTAGAAAATTATTATTAGATGCAACAACTGGAGCGGCAGCTCCAACACCACCAGTTGCTAAAAGTTATGTAGTTGGATTATTTGCTAGAAATAATACCAATTATAATAATTATCTTTCATATGACAAAGGAGCTTCCTTTGCAATGAATCAAGATTTAAGTACAAAATCGACTGGATTAACATATTGGTCAAGCCAATATATTAGTCCCGATGCAAGCCATATGATATTATGCGGATATTCTGGTTCTACTAGATATACTGCATGGTCTCATAATTCTGGAGTGACATGGGACGTTAGTACGACAAACAACCCAACTGAATATGGAAACGTAAGATGTTCTGATGATGGAAATATAATGGCTCAAGGATCATTTGATAATGACGCTGCAAAAGGTATATTCTGGTCAAAGAATGGAGGGGCCACTTGGGCATTTTGGGAACCTTCTGTTGGAGCAGACAATAAAAAATACGTTAACCCACAAATGAGTGGAAATGGAAAATATATGTTATCAACATCTCAATATTCAACGTCTGCAGTTAAAGCAATAATGTCACCTAATTATGGTGATCAATGTTGTTATGTTGTTGATCAAGATAATCCAAGTTATCCATTCGATGATGCATATTTTCCATATACAAATAATACGATGTCGTATAATGGAAAATATCAAATAAACGCTGGTTATGGTGTTTATCAAAACTCAAGTGACTATGGATATTCTTGGTATTCAATCTATTCTGCTACAAAATCGACATCATATTACGTATTTCCAAGATGTTCTTCAGACGGAAAATATCAAGTTTATCAGCGATATATTGATAGTTCTATGTTTGCTAGTAGTGATTATGGAGTAACATGGAGTCAAATTGGAAATGCATACGAAGGTAAATGGACTAACTGGTATTTAAGTAATGATGGTATGAATATGATAACCTTGCGTCCACCTTCAAATTGGTCAGACAACTATCCAAAAGCTGTATGGAAATGTTCTGGATTTAATCTTGGATCTTGGACTAATACAAAAACTTTTGACGTATCAATATTAACTGCTGAAATGTCATCTGATGGTAGTTTATTTGTTGTGGAATTAGGTGATGGATCTATTTATTATTCAGAAAATGGAGGAACAACATTTACAAAATCATCGTTTGTAAATCCATTGGCCCCAACTACGTTTATGTATCTTAGAATAAATTAAAAATTAATGATATGGGAGTTTATCAATTACAAGAAGGAGATAGAATTAAAGTTTTTGAGAATGTAATATTTGAAGATTCGAGAGAATTAACTGGCGATGTTTTATTTATAGATGTTATGTCAGATGTATTCTTTATGACTATAGATTCTTCGTTAAAATTAAGTCCGGAAGATTCTGGAAGAAGATGTGTTCCAGGATCTGGCGGTTGGGAGAAAATATAAAATATATAAAATAAACTGTTAATATGGCATTTAGAACAGATAAAATAATTATTGGTCTAGCAGATTCTACTCTTGGATTAGATGTTAGCGGAAATGTTTTAATTTCTGGTTTAGCCGGAACAGGCACACGTATGGTTACAGTTAGTCCTGATGGATCATTAGGAACTGAATCCATAAGTGGTGATGCTTCAATCGATATGTACGGAATGTTTGGAGACGGCGCTGCAGGAAATGTCATATTAAATGCAAGTACTGTTTTAGATCGCGATATGAATTATAATAATTTAACAATACATTCAAATGTGTGGCTTCACACAGCTGGATATATTGTAAGAGTTTTCGGAACTTTATGTATTTCAACAAATGCTCATATTGCTTGTGATGGTAGTACAGGTGGAAATGCAACATCTACAGTTGGTGGTGTTGGAGGAAGCGCTCCATATCGTTATGATGCATCTACTTTTTATCCATTTGCAGGATGCGGATCAGACGGAGGGACAGGAGGAAGATATGCAAGTGCCGGAACAGGAAATGGAACTGGACAACCTGGTGGAATTTCTTGGGCTACAACTATAGCTAATACACCATATATTCTTATGGGAGGATCTGGTGGTGGTGGAGGTGGCCCCCATGGAACCGGAACAGGAACAGGATATTCTAGCTGGTTTTCTGGAAGCCCTGTTCCATTTAGAGGTGGGGTGGGTGGAACAGGAAGATCTGGATTAGGGACAGGATCATATCAAGCTCCATCAGGGGGTGGCGGCGGTGGAGGAGGTGTGTTAATAGTTTATGCTAAAACAATTAATAATCAAGGGTCTATTCATGCCAATGGAGGAAACGGCGGAAATGGATATTTTGCAAATACTCAGGGCCAAGGTGGTGGCGGCGGTGGTGGTGGCGGAGGAACTGTTATAGTTTATTATAGATCTACCACTGGATCAGGAGTAGGAACATTACAAGCTAATGGCGGAACTGTTGGATCAAATGGAACAGGGGGTGGAAACGGAAGTAATGGATATACTAAATCTTATCAAATATAATTATGGCATTAATAACTGATAAAATAGCAATAGGTAAAACTTCTTTAAGCGATTATGCCCTAGATGTTAGTGGAAACATACAAATTTCTTCATTATCTGGAGTTGGAGTAAGAGTTTTAGTTCCTGATATTAATGGAAATTTATCTACAGCAGCTGCACCAGGTGGTACTGTTGATGAAACGGGATTAGTATCAATAATGTTTGGAGACGGATCCAATGGAGATGTATCTATAGCATCTGGCGTTACGACATTGACAAAAGAGATGAATTATAATAATTTAACTCTAATGAATGGGGCTACATTAAATACTGCAGGTTATATAGTTCGAGTAAAAGGAGTATTAACTATGAATGCATATTCTTATATTTCTTGCGATGGTAGTAATGGAGCAAATGCTGCTCAAGCTGTTAGAGGTATTGGGGGTGGTTCTACTATGAGTGCTGCTAGATACCCTTGGCAATGCGTCCCAGGAACAGGTGGAAATGGAGGACAGTGTACATCTAGTGGAACAGCTAATTCTGCATGGGGATCAGGATCTACAACAATTGCTCCTAGTTATTTTGGGGGAGTTGGCGGCGCAGGAGGGGGTGGTGGTGCACATGGATCTGCAACCGGAGCTACTGCACCTACAAATGGTAGTACTGTTTGGGGAGGATGGAATGGAGTTAGAGGAGCAAGTGCAGGGACAACTGGTACAGGATATGCGTCTGGCGGTGGTGGAGGTGGCGGAGGTGGGTTCTGTGCAGTTTTTGCGAGAGAGGTTAGTTTAGCATTTAATAATGCAGGTTATATACAAGCAAATGGAGGAAATGGTGGAAATGGTTATTATTCTGCTTCTAATGTTTATGGTGGTGGTGGTGGAGGAGGAACAGGAGGTATTGCACTTTTTGTTTATCAATATAACCCAAAGGGATATTTTCCATATGTCCGATCTACTGGAGGTAGTGTTGGATTATATGGAACAGGAGGAGAAAACGGATACAACGGTGATGTAAGAATTTATAAAATTAATTCCCCGGAAATTAATATAAGCCCTACTTCTAGAAATTTTACGAGTTCAGGAGGGACTCAAGCTGTAAATGTTACATCTAATTTACAAAGTCTATCATGGCAAGCTAATGAAAACCAATCATGGCTTTCAATTAGTTCATCAACCGGAACAGGAGATGGAAGTTTTACTATTAACTGTGATCAACAACCTAATGGAGGTTCAGGAAGAAGCGCTACCATAACAGTTTTATGTACAAATAATTCAAAAGTTACTACTAAATATTTCTCAGTAACACAAGATAGTAGTGCTGTAGCTGCAACATTAGGATACGGATCTTACTATTCTACATCTTACTCAGATAAATATGACTATTATATGACTAATGATTGGTGTATGAATCCAGACGGGAGTATAGATGTTTCGTCAAATGGTAACTGGACTATTTCTCCAGCCTACGGCCAAAATAATTTTAATATTAGTCAATATAGTGGTTCTGCAGGAAATACATCAATTTATATGTGGTATACAGGACTTAGCAATCAATCTGCATCATGGACTGTCTATATAGGTGCAACCGCTGTAGCATATATTTATGTTAATTCACAAAGTGGTTGTTAAAAATAAAATATAAATATGGGATTAATAATACCAGATAAAATAGTAATTAATAAAGGATCTGATGATTCATCATTTTCATTAGATGTTAGTGGTTTTGCAAGAATTTCTTCTTTAGCAGGAACAGGAAAAATGATAGTTGCTGGATCAGATGGATCATTAGGAATTCAAAATCTTTCTGGTGGCAGTTCCTCAAGTGCAGGATATGTTGGATTATTTGGGGATGGATCTCTTGGAGATGCTTCTATAAGTGGTACTCTTACTCTTACCTCAGAAAGAAGCTATAAAAATTTACAGGTTTTAAACGGAGGAGTTATTAATACAGCCGGCCATATTTTAAGAGTAAAAGGAACATTAACAATAAATTCAGGAGGATATATCCGATGCAATGGGGAAGACGGAGGAGGGATATCAGGGGGGTCGGCTCCGTATACATCAGTTGCTAATCCAGAGTTTGGGGTTCCTTCGTCTGCAGGATACGGAGAGTATGGAGGAGATATTGGAACCTATGTGGGCTATCCTGGAAGCGGGGGTCTTGGAGTTTTGACAAATACCGGGGCACCTTATTTATTTAGATCTGGATCTGGAGGGGGTGGTGGCGGTGGACTTAGCGACGGTTATAGTCAAACTGCCACAAGCGGAGCTAATGTTTGGATGTTAGCAGGCCAAGGTGGTTCTGGAGGGTATGGTTATTATGGAGGAATAAACCCTGATCAGATTATTGGTGCCGGTGGTGGAGGAGGGGGTGGTGTTTGTTGTATTTATGCATATAAAATAAATAATGCCGGTGTCATTCAAGCTAATGGAGGAAAGGGAGGAGATGCCATGACAGGCCCATATAATAATTTTGGTGGTGCAGGAGGCGGTGGTGGAGGAGGAACCGTTATAGTTTATTATAGATTTACCATTGGATCAGGAGTAGGAACATTACAAGCTAATGGCGGAGCGGCTGGAAGTAATAATGGTGGTTATGGTTCTCCTGCAGTAGCAGGAACTAGTGGATTAACAATGTCATGTCAAATTTAAATTTAATAAAATGGACGAAATAACAGGATTTATATTAGATCAATCACTTAATCAAGTAGTACCGATATATGATCAATTTGATATGGATCAAATTAATCAAATGGCGAATGAGCGCGCTGCTATTTGTCAAGGATGTGAAAACTACATGCCAGTTCCAGATGATTTTGTTAAATGCAAATTGTGTGGGGCTTGTAAATTACAAACCAAAATAGTTAGAGTTTATCCTTTAGATGAAGAAGGAAAGGCTTATGATTATATTTTTCCTAATGGTCCAAGATATGTTTGTCGTTTAAAAAAATGGTAAAACAAATAATCAAGGGCTATATCTTATGGATTTGGTACTATCTGTATCGTCCATATCGGAATAAACAAAAAACCGAAGCCCAAAGAAGAATAGAAATTTGTGAAAAATGTGAATATTTTGAATCTACACGAACATGTGCATTATGTGGGTGTTTTATGGATATTAAAACCAAAATGCCTTTAGACCTTGACGAAGAAGGATTCTCTATTGATGGATGTTATGATCGTCGTTGGTAATAAAACTCTCTATCTGTTTAAACATATAATTATTAAATTTTAGCATAATGGACAAAAACCTATGTAGTAAAGTATTGTCTTTAGGGGGAGATATTATACCATTAGTAATTCCAAGTGAACAAACAAGAGGAACTGGTTTGATGAATCCCTCAATATTTAATGATAATGGTCAACTATATGTCAATATAAGACATATTAATTATACTCTATACCATTCAGAAGGCAATCAGTTATTTCAAAATAGATGGGGGCCTCTCGCTTATCTGCATCCTGAGAATGACATACATTTAAAAACTAATAACTTTTTTTGTTTTTTAAATGATAATTTCGAAATCACTAGATTTAACATGGTTAATATGACTCTTGATGTTTCCAATCCAATGTGGGAATTTCATGGATTAGAAGATGCTAGAGTAGTTAAATGGGATGATCAATTTTATATGAGCGGGGTAAGAAGAGATACAACTCCAAATGGTCAAGGAAGAATTGAATTATCAGGAATTGAAATTTTAGAAAAAGAAATTAAAGAAATATCAAGACTTAGGACAGAACCCCCGGGAATTCCATCATATTGTGAAAAAAATTGGATGCCAGTATTAGACATGCCATATCATTACGTCAAGTGGTGTAATCCAACACAAGTTGTAAAAGTAGATATGAGCACAGGACAATGCCAAACAACATTTTTAAGTCATATTATAATACCAAATCTTCCTGATTTTAGAGGTGGTTCTCAAGTGATTAATTGGATGGGATTAAAATTGGCAGTTGTTCATCAAGTTAATTTATTTCGAAATAAATTAGGGCAAAAGGACGCATCTTATGACCATCGATTTATTATATGGAACAATAATTGGGATATCGTTCATATATCGGAACCGTTTAAATTTATGACAGGAGAAATTGAATTTGCTTGTGGAATGGCTTTTTTTAACGACGATTTGTTAATTTCATTTGGGTTTCAAGATAACGCCTCTTATTTGTTAAAAATTCCTAAAAATAGTATCGAAGAAATTATAGGATTCAAACCAAATATTGATCAAATAGTTAGAAGGCCTAAATCAACATCAAATAATTCAAAATTTAAAACATTTCCTGAAAGTTATGTGGTAAGCTTTATTGATAGTAAAGATAGAAGAGAAATTTTAGAAGAACAGTTTGAAAAATATGGCATAAAAAAACCTATTCCAATTATATCTACAAAAGAATCCGATAGTAAAAATATTGTTACTGGAAAATTTTTAGATCAGTTAACACCATGGCATACAAATGTAACAGCCTCTCATTTAAAGGCAATTAAACAATGGTACAATAATTCAAAAACCCCTTATGCCTTATTTTTAGAAGACGATGTTACATTGGAAACTATCGATTATTGGAATTTTACTTGGGATGAGTTTATGGAGGGATTACCATCAGATTGGGACTGTATACAATTAACATGTATAAAAGAAAATTTATATGACGTTAAGTTAAGAAAAAGAGAATGGAATGATTGGTCTGTAACAGCTTATTTAATAACTCGTGAATACGCTAAACGTTTGATTGACGAATATAATAAAGACGAAAAATTTACACTTGAGATTAAAGATACAAATCTACTTCCTATTACAGAAAATATAATTTACTTATTAGGAAAAACATATGTTATCCCTTTATTTGCAGAAAATCCTTTAATAAAAACTACTTATGACCAAGAAAAATCAAATATTAAAAAATTAGATAAAGAACTTAAACTTCATGAGGAATCATCAAAATTTGTAATAAATTGGTGGAAATCTTATGGCAATCAATATAATATCAAAACATTAACGAATATAGGATATTCCCAATTATATCAAGATAAATTTGTTTTATCTTTATTTGAAAAAGATCATAAAGGAATTTATGTGGATATCGGATGTCAACTTCCTGATAAAATTAATAATACGTTACTTTTAGAAGAAAACGGGTGGTCCGGAATTTGTTTAGATATTGAAGATTATAATCAACAATGGAAAGATAGAAAAAACAGCTTATTTGTTCAACACGATGCAACCACATGCGATTACAAAAAATTATTCAAGGAACAAAAATTACCATATGTAATAGATTATTTAAATCTAGATATTGAAGGTAATGGATCAAGATACAAAGCATTGAAGAAAGTAATGGAATCAGGATATGAATTTAAAGTTATAACTGTTGAACATGATGCGTATAGAGGTTATGATTTAAGTGAAAGACAACCACAACGAAAATTATTATCAGAACGCGGCTATTTATTACTTTGTTCTGATGTATATGAAAATCTTCCACATTTTCCTGTGGAAGATTGGTGGATAAATCCTAAATACATGGATGAAAACATATATTTGAAATATAAAAGTTCTAATAAATCTGCAAAAGAAATACTTAAAAATAAAGTCTTATGATGGATATAGATTTAAAAACCTCTATACAAAATTTTATATTGTACCCTAAAGATCCTCTATGTAATTTTACTCTTGGTAAAAAATATGATGATAGGGGGCAAACTTCTTCAGCGGTATCATATTATTTACGGGCGGCTGAATTTGCAGAAGAAAGTTTATTGGCATATGAGTGTTTATTAAAAATTTCTGGATGCTTAGAAAAGCAAGGAAATCGAAATACAAGCTGTAAGTCATCTTTATTGCGTGCCATATCTTTGATGCCTAATAGACCTGAAGCATATTGGCAATTATCAAGAATTTATGAAATAACTAGAGAGTGGCATGAATGTTATGCAATTTCTTGTGTTGGCGAATCTCTTAATGATCAAAATTTTCAACCATTAAAAACTGATGTGGGGTACCCTGGAAAAGAAGTATTTACTTTTCAACGTGCAGTTTCAGCTTGGTGGGTAGGATTATATGATGAATCCATTTATTTATTTCGGAAAATTATTTCATCTAACTTACCTTCAAATTTTATACAGGCAGCAAAAAATAATTTGAATAATTTAGCAGGAACATATAAGAAATTAATCAAATATGAAAAGCCGATGTATTCGGAATTAAGATACAAATTTCCGGGTGCCGAAAATATTGAAAAAAATTATTCGCAAGTTTATCAAGATATGTTTATTCTTTCTATGTTAAATGGAAAAAGAAACGGAACATATATTGAAATTGGATGTTGTGATCCATTCTTTAATAGTAATACGGCTTTGCTAGAATTAGAATTTGGTTGGAATGGAATATCTATCGATATTAATCCTAATGAAATTAAAAAATATGAGAATGTTCGTAATACAAAAACATTATTAGCAGATGCAACAAAAATAGATTACGAAAAGCTTCTCGACAGTTCTGTATATGATTATCTTCAAGTGGATTGTGATCCAGCAATAACAAGTTTTACAATATTGCAACGAATTCCCTTTCACAAAGTTAAATTTGCAGTAATTACGTTTGAACATGACAAATATATTGATGAAAACCAGGAAATTCAAGATAAAGCAAGAAAATATTTAGAATCATTTGGATATATTCAAATAGTTAATAATGTTTCAGAAGATAACTGGAGCGCATTTGAAGATTGGTATGTTCATCCCGATTTGGTTGACGAATCCATAATTAAAAAAATGATGTGTATTTCAGATGAATCAAAACGAGCAGACAAATATTTTTTGGGTAAGATATAAAGGAGCCGTAAGGCTCTTTTTTATTATGAATAAATAAATAAAATAAATTGAACTAAATGGCTGACCCAACTCAAAATGTTAGTGGTTCAAATCCAGCATCACAAGAAGGTGGTACAGGTTCGCTCAAAATTAATTTGACCACAAATGCCATGGATGTGTTTAATCCAAATGCTGCATTAGCCGCTGTTCAAACTTATATGGGAATGAACAGTGTTGCCAATCAATTATTTGGAATAGAAGCTAGATGGTTTCGTGCGGTTCCTCAACAAAGATCGAAAGATATTATTTTCAAAGAATATACTCTTTCTTGTGTTGAAGAAGAACCGATTTGTTTAAGGGTTGTTGTTCCTGATGGGAATTTCCCAGATTCCAAATATCAATATGATTTAATGGGGCTTGAATATGAGGTTCCTACAGAAATTCAAATTGACAAAAAATACTGGGAACAAATGGCTGGATTTGGAACAGCCCCTCAAAAGAAAGATATTGTTTATTTGACAATGCCAAATAAATTATATCAAGTTGAATCTTCTTATTTAAAAAGAGCTTTTCTAGAACAAGAAACTACTTGGGTTGTTAATTTACGTAAATACATGCCAGAAGCATCCAGAAGAGAAGGGGACGCCCTTAAAGAAACTATTGATAAGTATACAGTTTCTGAACAAGAAATCTTTGGGGAACATCAGGAATATGAATACATCAAAAATCGCGATGATAGACAAATGTCACCATTTAATTCAACAGAAAGAGACAAATATAAATCAATCGATGCAAATCTTGAAATTCTTCCAAATAATATAGAATTTTATGGAACAATATTTGCTCAAGGATTTTATGATATGAGCACTCCTAAATTGTATAGTGCGGTTGAATATAAAAATCCTTCCGGAGATGAAATAAAAGAATCATATGATAGAGCTATAACTGCATGGATAATGCCTCAAGATGTAAAGGAAGAATATGAAGTTGTATGGATTCAGCCTGATTCAACCATTACTGTTCCAGCAAATTATAAAATTAAAATTAAAGGAACAAAAAGATTTCAAATAGATGATGTATTTACTATTTACCGATCTGAAGCGTTGAATTTCTATGCTAAAGTTATAGACGACAATCATGCCGCAACTGGAATCTACTGGTGTCAAATTGATCAGCCTGTTGTAAATTACTTAAATAGTGTTAGGGCAAACTGGAATACAATGACTGGATATAAAATGAAATTAAAATATCCTATTGTATTGTTAGATGGCCGAAATGAAACAAACACTGGATTTACAGTTAGTATAGGAGCAAATCAATTTGTAAAAATTAAATATGCATCTCAAGAATATATTGCTGTCATGCCTGAAAAATTGAATGATAATCAATGGTATGGGGTTGTTGTTAATATTGGAAACACATGGAATCAATATAACGTATACGTATGGGAACAAAATCCAAATACAGGAGGAGAAAAAATAAGGATTAAATTCTATGAAACTATGAAATTCAATCCTGAATATACTAAAGTTGATAGATATACATTAGATAAATGTCCAGCTTACATTACAAATATTCGTTTATTCAAAACAACTATTGAAGAAGAAAAACAACCAAAAGAATTATTATCATACTTTACAAAAGATTCTGATCAAGCACTTATCTTAGATAACGCAGACCATCACTTCCGTGCGCCTTATATCTCGAAACAAAGATAATGCGGATGCAAGATATATAAAATAAAAAAATGGATTTTGTTTATATTACTAAAAATAAAATAAATGGGAAAAAATATATAGGTTCTCATACTACAAATGAATTATATGATAATTATTTAGGAAGTGGAATTTTAATATTAAAAGCTATTAAAAAATATGGGAAAGAAAATTTTGAAAGACAGATTTTACAATTATGTGAGTCAAGAGAACAAGCAATAAATTTAGAAGAATTTTTTATTAAAAAACATAAAACTTTAATTCCAAAAGGATATAACATTAGTCCATATGGAAATGCAGCTTTTCCAGGAGAAAAAAATCCAATGTATGGAAAAGATTCTTGGAATAAAGGAATAAATATGACCAATGAAATAAAGGAAAAAATATCTAAATCTTTAATTGGAAATAAAAGAAGACAAAATAAAAAACACACTGATGAAACAAAGAAAAAAATTAGTGAATCTACAAAAGGAAGAATTCCTTGGAATAAAGGAAAAAAAATAACCGAAGAAACAAGAAAAAAGTCAAAAGAATCACACAAAGGACAAATTCCTTGGAATAAAGGAAACCAAGGTGTTTCATTAGAAACTAAAGAAAAAATGAGATTATCCAAATTAGGTAAACCCTCCCCAAATAAAGGCAAAAAATTTTATATTGACGAAAACGGGAACAAAAAAATAAGTAAACAAAGATAATGAAGGCAAAAACAGTAAACGAAGCTATTGGTAAACTTCTAAGACCTAAATCTCCTCAAGAAATAAAAGATGCATTAAGGAATATAAAAATTACTTCTTTTAATTTAAAATCTTTCTTTAAAATAATTGATGTTAAAGAAGCTAACATATTAAAATATATTTGCGAAGAAAAATTTTCAAAGGACCCATATGAATTTGACGTGTGCCGAATCCCTGAATATGTAGAGAGTATTATAAATATAGCTTACAAACCCCAGTATCAATCTTATTGTAGCGAGATAGTATTAGATAAAACTGATAGAAGGGTCTCATCAATATATTACGACAGTCCATACAAAAAATTTTTTGAATATAATACTTATTTTAAGATAATAAGATTTGATGGAAATAGCGGAGGGTGGTCATATTATCATGCATTTCCACGTAAAGAAATAGTAAATATTCTATTTGCCATATCTGAGAATATATAATTTGTTAAAAAACTGTTAAGATGAAACTTAAAGAAGAAAGAGACGAACTAGAAAAAATGATAAACAATAGTTCGGAAAAAATAGGCAAAGAAATAACTCCTGGCGATGCCCCTGAACTTGCAATGGAGCCGGCCTTTCATATTGACTTTGAGCAATTACAAAAGGATTGTGAGAAAAGAGCAAAGAAAATGATTCATAATGCAACTGGATTTATGTTTTCTGATGATGTTGTAAAAGATAATTCATATTTGAAAAACAAGATGCAGGTGGACATCATCTCTTTAGCTGGTATGCTTTATCAATTATCTGTTAACGAGACCATGCAAAAAGCATTAATGGAAGAAGTTAGATCTGGCGCAATGCATCCCAGAATGTTTGAAGTTTTTGGACAATTATCAAAAACTATCGGAGATTTAAACAAACAACTTCTTCAAACTGTAGAAGCTATAAAAATCACTTATAGAGATCTTAAACAAGATATTCGTGAAAAGAATCAAGATATGGCAGCTCTTGGTCAGGGAGGTCTTGTCAAGAACGAAAAAGGAATACTCGCCTTAGGAACTAAAGAATTAATTCGTGAAACTAAGAAATTAAAGGCTGCGCAAAACGGGGCAATAGATATAGAGGATATTAAAATAGAATAAAATGGCCTCTGAAGTTATATGGACAACGAAATCGGTCCTTTCCACAATAAAAAAATTAAGACAAGGAGCTGATGTTGATTTAGGATGTTTCCATAATAGAAATCCTGAACTAAAAGCTAGTAATATTTTATTTCAATTAACTCATGAAGAAGAGGAAGAATTTATAAAATGCTCTTCTGACATTACGTATTTTGTTGAAACATATTGTCGGTTTTTAACAGACGCGGGCAGAACCACTGTTGATTTAAGGGATTTCCAAGAAGATATACTTGACACATTAGGAGAAGAAGAATGGATTCCTGCATTAAAAGATGTAGGGCCAAAGGTTCGTAACTTTATCCTAATGGCTTCTCGCCAGACTGGTAAAACCACCACCATCGCTGCTTATTTCGCATGGTACCTTTGTTTTCATACAGATAGAAACTTAGCAATCCTTGCTAACAAACAGCAAACAACTTTTGAAATTGTTAATAAAGTTACCGATGTTTTTAAAGGATTGCCATTCTTTTTAAAACCTGGTATTGAAAGTATCGGCGCAGGATTCATGAGATTAGATAATGGTTGTATGTTAACTTCTCAAGCCACAACAAAAACAGCTGCGATCGGTTTTGCTATCCACGTACTATATATTGACGAGTTTGCCCATATTCAACAAAATATTGCAAGAGACTTCTGGAGATCTGTTTATCCTACCCTATCTTCTTCATTAATATCACAATGTATCATATCATCTACACCATATGGTCAAGATAATTTATTCTTTGAAATATGGGATAAAGCGGTTAAAGGACTAAATAGTTTTGTTTGGAAACAAGTAAACTATTGGGAAGTTCCTGGACATGATGATGAATGGGCAGCAAAGATGCGTAGAGACTTTGGGGAAGACGAATTTGCGCAGGAATATGAATTAAAATTCGATATTAAAACTAATAACCTCCTTGAAGGAAGCCAATTAAGTTGGCTAAAAAAATTAAGTCAAATTTATTCATATGAATATAAAGAATTAGAAAAAACAGATTTAGATTCAGAACTATATGAAAATTTACAATGGAGAAAGGATTTTGATCCCAATAAAGATATTAATAATAAAACAGATAGATTTGTTATCTCCATAGATTTAGCTGAAGGAAAAGATATTGATGAGAAAAAAGATAGTGACTATAATATTGCCTCAATACATCAAATTAAATTAAAAAGTTTAGTTCAATTAAGAAAATTGAGAAGAGATGAACAGCGAATAGAAAATATGTTTCGTTTAGAACAGGTTGGGTTATATCGTGATAACATAAAAGATGAAAATGTACTAGCAAAAGTGACAAAGGCTATCGTTTTTGATCAATTTAATGAGGAAGTATGCAAACTTGTTGTTGAAATGAATTTTAATGGGAAGGCTTATTTGGCTGAGTTTTCAAGTCATGAAAAATTCAATGATAATATTGTTATGAATTCATATCATACTGCTCCGATTCCCGGAGAAAAACCTCCTCGAAAGAAACCGGGATTTAAAGTTAGATCAGACAAAGAATATTTTTCCAAACTAGGTAAAAAATTAATTGCACAAAAAACATTAGTTCCTACACATGAAGAAACTTATCATGAATTTAATGCATTTGGAAAAGATAAAGAAGGAAGATATAAGGGGATTGCTCGCCATGACGATACTGTAATGGCTGAGTTGAATTTAGCTCGTCTCTACGCTGAATCTGAGTATGGTGACTGGCTTTATGATTTCCTTGACGAGATGCCAGATTGCAAAGAAAAAAAGTATGCTCTTGAAATATTAAAAGAACCATATGACGAAAATGAAATAAGTGATGAATTATTTTCTTCTATGTTTGTGGATGAAGATCCAAAAAATAAAATTGAACAAATTTTTAACGTAAATAGCAAGCAACATTTTAAATATAGACCAGGAAAAACCTTCTAAATGAAAAATCAATTTTGATCACTTAGAATAATGATATATAATAAAAATACGGGAATTATTGATAATGCGTATTTGAATAAATAATAAAAAAATAAACTCAATAATATGGCTAAACTTGCACTAGATCTTTCTCAGTTTAAATCCGCGGGAGTATATACAATCGAGATTGACCAATCTGAAAGAATCGTAGTTACTACACAGTCATTGAGATTAGTTGTAGGATTCTCAAAAATTGGACCATTTAATACGCCAGTATTTATAAGATCAACCAGAGATCGCCAAAAATATTTTGGTGAGATCGATCTTAAACTTGAAAGAAAGGGATCATTCTTCCAGAGATCTATCGATACTTGCTTGTTACAAGCTCCAGTATTCGCACTCAACTTATTGAGAGCAAATCAGAGTCCTGACACATCAACAAATATGGATCAGGTTGCATTAATTGCTCTTTCTGTTGACTCAAATACTTCTGTTCAAGAAGATGATCTTGAAAACATTCCAATGGATCTCTATATTAATTTCTTTAACAGGGAAAGATTTTGGAAATCGGATCCTGATTATTTACAGGGAATTGTTCAAAATAAGTATGGAGCAGCTAACGCGGAAAGCGCACCATTACTTCAGTTGGCAAATGTCGGAACAAGAGATTTATCATTTATTGTAAGAAAAGCCGTTGGATTACAGGGATATAGTGTTTATGCCAAAGAATGGTATGGTGCTGATACAAACATTCCATTTGAATGGATTAGACCATATGATTTGATGAAGGATTTCTTTATTCAAATTTTTGCAGTTGAAGGTGATTGGACAAAATATAATAAACTTTCGACCGATCCTATATTCTCTCAATATTTTAATGCTAATGGTTTAATTCCAAGTAAACTAACTGATTTTATCAATCTTCCACAAGTTAATTTAGTTGGTTCTTGGACTGGAACTATTATTCCAGAATTTAGAGATCAAACTGGTGCAAATCAGTTTATCGAAGATATTGTAAATGCATCCACTCCGTTGACTGGTGTTCTTTTAAATGTTAACAATCAAGCACTTGATCAACTTATTTGGGATGAAAACGATCAACAATGGGAAATCGGAGATGGAGCAGCATTTGATCCAGCACAGTATGTGGTTGATTTAGTTGGTCATAATTTAATAGATTATGCTGGTTGTGTATGTCCAGTACAGAAAAACTTCTTAAGCTATGAAATTGATGTACCTGATACTGTGTTACATACAGAACTTAACATTTCTTTGATTGGCACAACTGGAAAAGTATTTACACTTGATTCATCTGCAGATAACACATTAATAACTGTTGGTTCATTAGTTAAAAAAGATAGCACAGATTCTATTCCTGGTGTAACTAGAGTTGTTAAAAAAGTTTACGATTCAACCGCGCAAACTTATAAAATTGAAACAGCAGAGCCAATATTTAATTATTATACAGATCCATCAACTGTAATTGTACAAAAGACTATTGATGACCCAGCTATTGCTACATGTTATAAAATGATCAAACTTGAAGGTTTGAATATAAATGCAAATCATCTTCCAGGATATAATGAAAACGGAGCTCCAAGTATTGAAGAAGGCGTTGAAAAAATTTACTCGATGCTTGAAGATAAAGGAATCTTAAGAGGATTAACAAATCCAGACATGATTCAATATCGTTATGTTGTTGATACAATGGCTTATGGTCTAAGACCAGAACTTGGAGGTAAAGTTTACTTATCAAGACTTGCTAAGAAGAGAGGTAAGACCACTGCTATTATCAGTGCTCCTTCAATTGCACAATTCTCAACCTCACAAAATCCTTATTTCTGTGATATGTTTGTTCCTGGAGTAGATCCTAAACCGATCTTTTCAACAGAATGGATTCCAGAAGGTGGTAACCCAGACATGCCAAGATCATTTACATTTAGCTTCCCATCTGAAGATAATGGAGCTCGTTATTGCGGTATATTTGGTCCTTATCTAAAATATGTTGATAACGATAAAGTATTCCTAGTTCCACCAGCAGCTGATGTATCTAACACATTCGTTAGAAAGTTCTTAGGTGGAGATCCATTTGCAATTTGTGCAAATAAAAATGGTATCATAGCTAACTCTAATGTTGGTGGGGTTGAGTATAACTTAGACCAGCAAGATAGAGATTACCTCGAACCATTCGGATATAACTCAATTATTGAAAGAGCCACAAGTGGACAAGTTATGATTTACTCTAACAGAACTTCTTTCCAAACTGTTAGAAGTGATTACAACTTCTTACATGTAAGAGAGCTCTTAAATACTATTGAATTACAAGTTGAAGAAGTTCTTAAGAATTTCGTATTCGATTACAACAATCCAGTTTCAAGATTAAATATTGTAAACTCAATTACTCCAATTCTTGAATCAATTAAAGATGCAGGAGCACTTTATGATTATGAAATTGTTATGGATGAGTCTAATAACACTAATGAATTAATCGACGAAGGTTTTGCCATAATTGATATTGGAGTTTGGATTAACAAAGGAATGGAAAAAATTATAAATAGAATCACCGTAAACAAATTAGGAACTGCAAGCAGCGGTGGATTTACAGCAGTTTAATTTGAAATATATAAAATAAATTAACGCAATATGGCAGATTTTAAGAGTCAAGGTTCATTCGGACTACCTCACTGGAAAAACTCTAGAGCAGCTCAAGAGCTATATGAACCCGTGTATCTTAACCTATTTACGATTCAAATAGCTTTACCAGTTGGAGTAGGTTCCAGCGATGAGAATACTAATTTATTGCTTGAACAAGTTCAAAATATAACCGGATTGGTTTCTCATTCATTCCCTGGTTCGCCTATGGAACAACAGTATAAATGGGCTACTAGAAGATTTGCTGGTGCTAAGCCAGATAAAACCACAATGGATATAGGAATTACCTTTGAAGTTAACCTAGATAGAACCCCAAGTGCATATGTTCTAAAAACATTAAGAAAATGGTGTGACCTAGTTTATGACCCACTAACAGGTAGAACTGGTTTGAAGGTTGATTATGTTGCCCCTTGGATGTTAATAACTATGTATGATAGAGCTGCAAACCCATTCTGGCAGTGGAAATGCTATAATGTATTCCCAATTTCACAACTTCCTGCTCCAGAACTTGGATATATGTCTGATGAACACTATAAAATTGAAAACTTTACTCTTGCGGTAGATTCTTGGGATGAATCTATTGTTTAAAAACTATTGCGTATCATTAATAAGGGAGGTATCTATATATATCTCCCTTCTTTATTTTTAAAACCAAGTCAACTTTTTTACATATAATGATATATAAAAAGAAATTGTATATTTATGAATGAAGGAACAGTAAAGTTCTTTGATGAAACAAAAGGATTCGGATTCATTAAAGATAAAAATTCATCCGATGAGTATTTCGTACATGCTTCTGAGTGTGTTGATAAAATCAAAAAAGATGATAATGTTAAATTTGATCTGCGCAAAGGATCAAGAGGAATGAGTGCTATTAATGTTAAATTAATATAAAGTTATGGCTGGACAATCAGAAATTAATGAAGAAAAATTAAAAGAATTTGCAGAAAGAGTTGAGAACAGTAATGTTCAGGCTTCTGTTTCTAAAGTAAATACTCCTTCACCAATTGGAAACCCAATTCAAGATACTTCTAATGTTCAAAAACCTTGGGAAAAAACCCCTGAACAAGTCCAATTTTCTAATCAATTAGGATGGCAGAAACTTCCTATAACGGATCTTCCAACACAGGGATTATTTTATCCAGAAGGAACAGAAGTTTTAATTCGTGCTGCGACAGCAGGAGAGATTCGCCACTGGTCAACATTAAATGAAGAAAATCTTTCAATCTTAGATGATATGTTAAATTACGTTCTCGAAAGATGTTGCAAAATAAAATTTCCGGGAATGGCGATATCTTCATGGAAAGATGTTAAAGAAATCGATAGGTTTTATATTCTTTTAGCTATTCGTGAATTTACATTTGTTAATGGTGAAAATAAACTTCAGGTTAAAACATCAGAAACGTCCAAAATTGATGTAACCAAAGATATGGTTCAGTATATCACATTTGACGAAAGACTGATGAGATACTATGATCCAAACGAAAGAATGTTTGTTTTAACATTTAAAAATGGAAAGAAGATGAGAGTTACTCTTCCTTCTGTTGGTGTTACAAACTGGCTTAAAAACTATATTACTCGCAAAAGACAATTAAATGAGATTATTGATGAAGATTTTATATCATTTGCACCATTTGTAATTTCTGATTGGAGAGGATTGCCAGATGATAATTACTCTAAAATAATCATGGAATCCCATAACTGGACTGCAGCCGAGATTTCTCTTTTAACCGAAATAAGAAGAATCTTCATGGACACCGTCGACCCTGTAGTCAAATACAAGGACGAGGAGGGAGGTGAGCGCACTGTGCCGCTTTCCTTTCAAGGCGGGATTAAATCTATTTTCCTTATTTCAGATCCATTCGGAGAATTGGTTTAAGATTGAATTTATTTGTACTTATAGACTTCATCTGAGTCCACTTGAATTGGACCAGATGGAGTTTTATAGAATTGAGTACATGCTTAAGAATTTTGAAGAAGCTTTAGACGAAGAAGAGAAACAATATAAAAAACAGCAAAAAGAATACGAAAAACAATACAAGTCTCAAGCTCCAAAAGCAAGTGATTATAAACCAGGAAATACAAGTTATGGAGGATTTAAAACCCCAAAAATCGAACTTCCTAAAATGTCACCCCCTAAATTAAGATAATATGGCGTTAATAATTGAAGCCCCTAATGAAATCTATTCTATTGAGAATAGTAACAATGTTCATATGTTTTTGGCCGGCGGGATAACTAATTGTCCAGACTGGCAAAAAGAAGTGCTTGAAAAATTAAAAATTATAGATCATTTAACTATTTATAGCCCAAGAAGAGCTAATTTTCCCATAGGAGATCCTAATGCAGCTGAAGAGCAAATTACATGGGAATACGAACATTTAATGACTGCTGATATATTATTTTTCTGGTATTCAAGAGGATCCCTAAATCCTATAGTTATGTTAGAATATGGCAAATATGCTTTAGCGACAGAACGGCCTGTAATTATCGGGGTTGATCCTGAATATGAAAGAAAACAGGATGTTGAAATACAAACTAAATTAGCTCGCCCCCAACTACCTATTTATGACTCTTTAGATGATATGGTGAATGCGGTTTTCGATGCGTTCGAACAACATTAGAAGAAAGTGCCCAAGAGGCACTTTTTCTTTTTATAAGGATATATAAATAAAATTCCTTTGAATGGCAAAGAATGCTAATGAATTATTGCAGGGAATCTTAACCACTGTATCAAAAATCGAAAAAAAGATGGGTGATCAAAAGCCTGCTGGAGGGGGTGGAACCGTGTCTAGTGGGATTAAGGGGGCCTTGACTATGGCTGCAAATTTGATCTCATTCGGTACAGTTAAAGAATCAACAAAGAAATCCTTTATAAACTTCATGAAGGATATTTCAAAGATTACAGAAAAAGATAAAGGGAAAAATTTTAGTTCATTTGCCGATGGAATGGTTAAAATTTCTTCAGCTTTACCAGATTTAGTTAAAAATTTAAAGGAATTAGGTAATCTTCAGCAAAGACGTGTAGATGCTGGAATTATGACTCTTAGAAAACTTTATGAATTTATGCATGAAATGGGTGATGGCCGCCATGCTCGTAGAGTCGAAAAAGCTATTTCATTATTTGATAAGATAGGAAAATCTTTAAAAGAAGTATCGAAACCACTTAAAGAAATTTCTTTAGGATTCTTATATTTAGGTTTAGGAATTCTTGGTTTCGCCGCATCATTGTTATTGACAGCTGCTATACTTAAATTAGGTAAACCTGGAGACGTATTATTATTTTTAGGAATAACTGTTATTGCTTTAATAGTCATGTTTGGAGCTCTATATTTAGCCAATAAAATGGTTAAAGGTGGTGTTCATACTATTACTGATATGGGTTTAGGATTAATTGCATTATCTATCGGCATATTATCATTTGCTTTAACAATAAAATTCCTACCAACGATATTAGGTGGGGAAACAGGAGGAACTATTGCAGGAAGTTTATTGATCATGTTAGGCATTGTTGGCGCAATGACATTAATGTTTGGTATTCTTAGTTTAGCCGGACAAGTTACTAAGAAAGGATTTATGTCAATTGTTTGGATGTCGCTAGGGCTTATGTTATTTAGTGTTGCCATTATGGGAATGGCTCAAATGGCTAAAATGTTATCAACTGGGTTTACCGGAAAAGATGCTTCTAAAGAAGAGAAAGATGAAGGCAAAAAAGAGATTCTTAGAGGTCTAGGAACTATGGGATTAATAATGCTTTCTGCAGTAGCCTTATTTGCAATACTTGGAATTCCAGGATTCTCGGGAATAATAAAATCAGGAGCCATAACAATGATGTTAATGGCAGGGGCTTTAATATTAATGTCGATAAGTGTTGGTCAACTTGTAAAAGTTGGAAAAGAACTTGCTGGAGAAAATATTGGAGAAATTTTAACACATCTTATAGGAGGAACAATAGATGGATTTATAGGTGGTTTATCGTCCCTTTCTGGAGGTCAAAGGGGCCTCAAGGGGATCACTACCTTCATTGCAAATAGTGCTAAAATATTCGCAGGTACAGGTGTCCTAATGGCTATGTCCTTAGCTCTATCAATGTTTGCCAAAGCTATTTCGGCATTTGCACAATTAGAGAACATGAAAGTTATCGAAGGATATGATAAAGATGGTAAGCCCAT